CCAGGCGAAGAAACGGCTCGAACAACTCGAAGAGCAATTGCAAGGCAGCACCTATGGCATCGCCTATGCTGACGGCACGGAGAAGATCACGCAGCTGAACCGAGCTGTTGAGAACAACCTTCTCGAGCAGGTGAAGTATCTACGGGACGAGCTGTACAACGAACTGGGCCTCACGCCCGAGATCATGAACGGCACCGCGGACGATGTGGCGATGCTGAACTACATCAACCGCACGATCGAACCGGTGATGGACGCTATCAGCGAGGCTATCGCCCGCACCTTCCTCACTAAGACGGCTCGCACTCAGGGTCAGACGATCATGTACTTCCAGAGCCCGTTCAAGCTCATCCCGATCAGTGAGCTGGCGAACCTCGTTGACGTTCTCAGTCGAAACCAGGTCGTCACGCCGAACGAGTTCCGTCCTGCGCTCGGTCTCAAGCCGTCGAAGGAGCCTCAGGCCAACACTCTGGTCAACAGCAACATGCCGCTTGACAAGCAGGTTACTGGAGACCAGCCGCCGGCTGACACTACGCCTCCAGATCCAACCGATGCTGAGGAGGCTGACCTCAACCGGCAAATGGCAGAACTGGGGCTGAACTGATGGCTTACGACCCAGTCAAAGCGCATGAGTACTACGAACGAACCAAGAAGCTGAAGGGTCGACAACCTGGCGAAGGAAAGAAGTCGCCTCCTATCCAGAGGGCGCCGACGGCTCACGTCTCTGGCAAGTCCCTGAGCAGTGCCGAACATGCCGCCCAAGCTAGAGTGACTAGGCTGAAGGCAAAAGTGTCGACACTTGAATCTGCTTTGTCCAAAGCGAATGCCGAACTCAGCAAGAAGCGGCAGGCAGCCAGAGAGACAAAGCGAAAGAACTCCGATGGAAAGTCGACTACACAAGAGAAGCAGGCATCCAAGGAGTACCGAGACAAGCACAAGGCGGAGATCGCCTCCAAAAGGAAGAGCAAGTCGTCCTCTAGTGGTGGGTCATCCTCGTCGTCTTCGAGCAATAGTATCTCTGACATGAGTGCCAGTGAACTTACGTCTCGCATTATCAAGATCAGGGGTGTCCTAGCCGAAGCTAGACGCCAACTATCGAATGCGCAGCAACAGCTTGGTCAGCTGGCGCACTCTGCTATCACATCCGAGCCCGAGTTCAACGAACACTTTGCTCGATTCCGATCAGCAGAAAGGATTCCGTCAAAATGACAGCGGATTTCAGTGGCTGGGCCACGCGAAACAACCTGAGGTGCAGCGATGGGCGGACCATTCTCGCTGACGCCTTTGCCGAAAACGACGGGCAGATGGTTCCTCTGGTTTGGCAGCATGGCCACGACGAGGTCACCAACGTTCTCGGTCACGTGAAGCTCGAGAACCGTCCGGAGGGCGTGTACTGCCACGCCTTCTTCAACCAGACTCCTGAGGGCCAGCACGCACGCGAGATGGTCCGTCACGGAGACGTGAAGTGGCTGTCGATCTTCGCCAACCAGCTCACGGAGAGGATCAAGGACAAGGTCAACAACCTCAAGGAAGTTGTCAAGGGCAACATCCGAGAGGTCAGCCTTGTTGTTGCCGGCGCCAACCCTGGGGCAGTCATCGAGCATGTGGCTGTGGCCCACGGCGACGGAGAGGTCGAAGTCTTCAACGACGAGGCCTACATCACCACCGGTGTCGATATCGAGCTTGCTCACGCCGGCACCGCTACTCTCGAGAACGACGCCGCCTCGACCGACTCCAACGAGGAGACGGCTCAGGACATTCTCGACACTCTCACCGAGAAGCAGAAGACTGCGGTCTACTACCTTCTCAGCCAGGCTCTCACGGTGGGGAGCGAGGTCAAGCACAGCGACACCGACAGCGACGATGGCGCTGGCGCTGACACTGAGGGCGAGGCTGCAGACGATGCCGCCGACGACCAGGCGGAGGCTGTTGAGGCTTCCACCCAGGCCGAGGGCGACGCTGAGGCAGTTCCGTCCACCGAGACCGACGCGACTGACGACGCCGAGTCCAGTGAGGACGACGCAGAGGACGAGGGCGCAGAGGACGAGGGCACCGAAGAGGCTGGCGACGACGCCGTCCAGCACGACAACACAACCCAGGAGGACAACAGCATGACGCACAACGTGTTCGACCAGGCGAAGAAGGGCCAGACCGGCGCTGCGCAGCACACTGCCACCCTCTCGCACTCGGACGTTCAGACCATCGTGCAGGACGCGGTGAACGTCACCGGTTCGCTGAAGCGCTCGCTCGAGAACTTCGCGATGAACCACGGCATCACGGTCGACGGTCAGCTGCAGCACGGTATCGAGAACATCGAGTACCTGTTCCCGGACGCCAAGACGATCGAGAGCTCGCCGGCGTTCATCAGCAGGCGGATGGAGTGGGTCGACAAGGTCCTCTCCGCGGTTCGCAAGAGCCCCTTCTCCCGGATCAAGACGATCACGGCCGACATCACGCCCGACGAGGCGAGGGCCCGGGGATACATCAAGGGCAACATGAAGAACGAGGAGTACTTCGCGCTGTCGAAGCGAGAGACCACTCCTCAGACCATCTACAAGAAGCAGAAGCTCGACCGCGATGACGTCGTCGACATCGTCGACCTCGACGTCGTGGCCTGGCTGAAGGCTGAGATGAAGGTCATGCTGGACGAGGAACTCGCCGGCGCCATCCTCATCGGTGACGGTCGCTCTGCTGGTGACGACGACAAGATCAAGGAGACCAACATCCGTCCGATCGCGACGGACGCTGAGCTCTACGTCACCACGGTGAACGTCAACCTCGCCGACGCCGACTCCTCTGTCGAGGAGCTGGTGGACGCTGCTATCGCCAACCGCACCTACTACAAGGGCACTGGCCAGCCGACGTTCTACACCACCGAGGCCACCATCGCGGCGTTCCTCACCGTGAAGGACAACTTCGGTCGTCGTATCTACTCCAACCTTCAGGAGGTGGCGTCGGTCCTCCGGGTCGCGGACGTCGTCCCCGTCGAGGTCATGGAGCGCGATGCCACTCTGATCGGCATCATGGTCAACCTCGCGGACTACACCCTTGGTGCGGACCGCGGTGGCCAGGCCACGATGTTCGACGACTTCGACATCGACTACAACAAGCTGCGCTACCTGATCGAGACCCGGTGCTCCGGTGCGCTCACCCAGCCGAAGTCGGCACTGGTGTTCCGCAGCGAGGCCGGCTCGGCTCAGCAGCTCGCTCAGCCGACCGAGCCCACCTTCGACGGTACCACGGTGACGGTTCCGACCGTCGCCAACGTGACCTACAAGGACGGCGAGGGCAACACGCTGACCACCGCTTCTCCGGTCACGCTGGCCGATGGCGAGACCCTGCACGTCGTGGCCACGGCGAACTCGGGTTACTACTTCCCGAACAACGCCGAGGACGAGTGGGACTTCACCAACGAGGCCTGATCTGATATCTAATGGCGCGCTTCTACGACAAGGTGGGTTACAGCAACCCAGGTGAACTAGTCGATGGGGTGTGGACAGCCAGCATCACTGAGCGCGTCCATAAGGGAGATGTTCTCGAGACTATTGCGTCTAGCCAAGAGGCTGACAAGGTGAACGACGACGTTCGGTTGCAGAACCGAATCTCGATCGTTGCAGACGCCTTTATCCTCGAGAACTTCTCTTCTATCAAGTACGTGATGTGGATGGGGACGCCCTGGGAGGCTCAGACCATTCGAGTCGAGCGTCCTCGCATCATCATTTCGTTGGGAGGTGTATACCATGGCCCACTCGCGGACACGGAGAGCTAGTCTGAACGACTTGTTGAAGAGCCTGCTTGGTTCCAACAACGTCTACTTCCAACCTCCTCCAGACATCAACATGTCCTATCCCTGCATCGTCTATGAGCGGGACAACGCCGCTCTGAAGTCTGCAGACAACATCCCGTACAGCGTTACTCAGCGCTATCAGGTCACCTACATCGATCCAACACCAGACAGCGACGTGATTGACAAGCTGTTGGACCTTCCATACAGCTCGTTCAGCCGTCACTTCGCGACGTCCGGTCTCAACCACGACGTCTTCGTGATTTACCACTGAAAGGAATCCGAGCATGGCTAAGCTCACTTGGGACAACACCGGAGAGCGTCTCTACGAGACCGGTGTCGACCACGGCGTTCTCTACATTCCGGACAGCGGCGGCGCATACACCAGTGGTGTGGCTTGGAACGGTCTGACGACCGTCACCGAGTCGCCCTCGGGTGCCGAGGCCACCGCTCTCTACGCCGACAACATCAAGTACCTGAACCTGATCTCCGCGGAGGAGTTCGGCGCGACGGTTGAGGCGTACACCTACCCGGAGGAGTTCGGTCAGTTCGACGGAACGTACTCGCCTTCCGCCGGCATCCACGTGGGTCAGCAGAGCCGCAAGCCGTTCGGTCTGTCCTACCGCACCCGCCTCGGCAACGATGTGGACGGTTCGGACCACGGCTACAAGCTCCACCTGATCTACAACGCAACCGCCGCTCCTTCGGAGAAGGCCTACGCGTCGATCAACGACTCGCCGGAGGCGATCACGTTCAGCTGGGAGCTGACGACGACTCCGGTCAGCGCTGGCGACACGCTGAAGCCGACGGCTCAGATCGTGATCGACTCGACCAAGGTCGACGCAACGGCTCTTGCCGCTCTGGAGGATGCTCTGTATGGCACTGCGGGAGACGACCCGCATCTGCCCACTCCAGCCGAGGTCCTGGCGTTCTTCGCCGGCACCGTGACTGAGGTCACCCCGGTGGCTCCGACCTACGACAACGCTACCCACACGCTGACGATCCCCAACGTGACCGGTGTTACGTACTACATCGACGGAGAGTCGGTCGCTGCTGGTCCGATGACCATCACCGGGGACACCGTTGTCGAGGCTCGCGCCAACGCTGGCTACGTCTTCACCGAGCCCAGCGACGACGACTGGTACTTCGACTTCAGCTAATCCAGGTAAGGAGGCCAGGGGATGCTCAAGATCATCATCAACGGCGGCGAGGACAATCCCGCCGAGCTGCAATTCGAGCATTCCTTGGCTTCCTTGTCAAAATGGGAGTCAATTCATCAAAAGCCCTTCTTCCGACAGGGCCCTCAAGAGCCTTTGAGCGAGGAAGAGGCTCGATCTTACTTCGAGGAAATGCTTTTGACGGAAAATCCTCCGGAGAATTGGCTGGACAAGCTTAGTGCTACCGATGTTGTGACGATAAACGAGTACATCAACTCGAAGCAGTCGGCAACTTGGTTCCGTGAGGAGAAGAACAAGCCTGGACCGAGGGAGATCATCACGACCGAGCTTGTCTACTACTGGATGATCCAATTCAACATCCCGTTTGCTTGCGAGACCTGGCACTTCAATCGTTTGATGACATTGATCCAAATCTGCGGTATCAGGCAGGCCAAGCCTCGGAAGATGAGTCGTGCTGCTCAGATGGAGGAGATGCGGCGATTGAATGCCGAGAGGCGTCAACAACTTGGCACGGCCGGTTAGAAATGAGGAGTTAGGATGGCATACTCGAAGCAGACATGGGCTGACGGCAGCACTGGCAACACTCCGATCAATGCAACTCGCCTGCAGCACATGGAGGACGGCATTGCTGATGCAACCCCCTCTTGGGTCCTCAGCACTCTCGAGGCTGCACTCGGCGCAATGGCGCATCCAATCACTTTGATGGTCGTATACGACGCGGGCTGGACCATCGACCCAACTCTCCAGACCGATTCGAACTTTGCTTGGCATTTCGTTGGCGGTACGGATGCCGAGCCTCCCCCGTCGACTGCGGGCCCTCAGATCTGGGACCACTCCTAAGTCATGGTTGGGCCGCTGCCTTACATCAACAACCCGTTCATCATGTCGCCTTGCGACGGTTCCGATGGATCTACCGTCCCCATCGATGCCACTCGCACGGCTTCGTTCCGAGCGTTCATGAAGACGGGTTCGCAGGCCGACAAGGCATATCCTGTCATTCGAGGCTTGCCAGGAAACAACTACGGCACTCCGTTTGTCGTTGGAAACTCGGGAGATCCAGTTTGGAAACTGGTTGCGGACTCAGGATACACTCCGGATAGCCGCGCAGCGTTCCTAGGGACTACTGGATTCCATGCTCCGGATCACCTCGGCGACATTCTCACAGGTACGACAGACTCTCCGTTCTGCGTGCAGGACTTGGCTGGTGGGTTCACGGTCTTTGGGGCTTCAGCGACCAAGACTGGCACTCACGAGATTACCTGCTCGGCCTGGGCGGTGACTTACCACAACACCAACGGCTTGGATCATGCGAATCCGTTGTCTGATGGCCCGAACAACACCACTAGCCGAGGTCGACTCTCAGATGCGATGGTGATTCGTCGAGATTTTGTCGATGCCGCCATCTCAGCCGGCACTGGTCTTGGTCACGTTCTGCACATGTTCCAAGTGCTGACGAACTCCGATGATGGGTTCTGTCATCCGATGACTGGGTTCGAGAAGAATCGGGCAGGATGGGGCGCTGAGGGCGAACGGATCAGAATCAAGCCGAGCATCGATCTGACGACTCGTGGACTGTCGCCTTTCGGATTGGCGATTGCACGCACGTTACAGAAGCATGGCTGCTACATCGGCGACAACGCCGGGAATCTGGCGACTCTCAAAGCTCAGCAAGGCTCTCTCGACGGTGTCACTTACAATCCGTGGGCGGGACTTACTGTCAATGACGACGCGCTGGCTGGAATTACCTGGGATGACTTCGAGGTCATCACCAAAGGCTGGCAGGCTGCTCCTGTTCTAAACACCGGAGTCAGCATCGTTCAGCAGAAGAACGCACAGGCTGATCTCGGAACGACTTGCACAGTGACTTTGTCTGCCCCGGCGACAGCTGGCAACATGCTCGTTGCGATCATGACGAACAACGGAAATTCGAGCAACGCCACGATTCCGGCAGGATTTACGCTACTGGACAAGGACTCGAATACCGGCGGTTGCAACATGACAATCGCAACGAAGACAGCCGTTGGCGGGGAGCAGACGATCACGT